GATGATGCCCTGAATCAGCGCCAGCGCCACGGTGATTACGTTGCTAATGATCGTCCATGCCGTGGTCAGCGCCAGTTGGATTTGCGCTCCGTGCTCCGTGATAGCTACGCCAATGGCGTTGATTTTCGGCACCACGACCGCCTGAATCAACTGGATGGCCGTCGTCACGATGCTGGCCACCGTCTGCCAGGTTGCGCCCAGCCATTGCTGAATGGCTGCCCCATGCACTTGGAGCCATCCCCCGATCACGTTAAGCGCGGCGCCAATCACCGTTTGGATGGCCGCCCAGACGTTGGTAATGAGCACGCCCAGGGCATCAAACACGGCTCCAACCGCTGTTACGACAGGCTGGAACACCGTCAGCCCTGCACGCAGGCTATCCAGCGAAATCAGGCCCGTCGCAAACGCCGCCGCCAACGCGGCCAGCGCCAGCACCACCAACCCGATGGGCGAAATCAGCGCCCCGACCATGCCAACGATGAAACCAATCGCCATTGTGAGCGGACCAGCCACGGCCAGCACGGACGCAATGGCTATCGCCGTTTGTAGAAACTGCGGATTGACGGCCATCAGTGAGCCAATGACGGTCGTAATCTGATTGACAATTTGCTCCAACCCTGACAGAAACGGCAGCGCAGCCGTGAGCAGTGCCGTTTCGATGCTGTTCTTCAGCCCGGCCAGCGCACCGTTCAACCCCACCATTTTGGCGCCAGCCAATTCATTCGCTGCGCCCGTTCGGTTGACTGCCGTACTCATGGCATCCCACGCGCCCGTCCCTGCCATCAGTACCGTGTTGGCGGCGCGCACTGCGTCACTGCCAAAGATCGTCGCAAGGGCTGCATTCCGCTGCTCCTGCGTCAGCCCACCAAGCGCCGTACTGAACTGTGACACGATCTCCCTCATGGGCAGCATTGCGCCTTGCGAATCGTACACGCTGATGCCTAGCGACTTCATCAGGTTTGCCGCTTTATCCGTTGGCGCCTGTAGGCTCAGCATCATCTGCTTGAGGCTGGTGCCCGCGTCGCTTCCCCGGATGCCCGCGTTAGCCATTTCGCCAATGGCCGTTACCATGTCCTCTACAGGCACCTTCGCGCTGGCAAACACAGACGACGCCATTTGCATGGCATCTCCTACCTCGCTCACATCCGCCGCGCTGGCATTGGCTGCCGCGGCCAGCAGATCAGCGACCCGGCTGGCCTCAGACCCAGCCAGCCCGAACGAATTGAGCGCGGCCGCGGCCACCTGCGCCGCCTGACCGGTTGCCATTTCACCGGCTGCCGCCAACTGGAGCACGCCTTTGGCTGCGTCCATCGAATCGGCCACACTCAGGCCCGCTCGCCCCAATTCTACCATTGCGTCCGCGGCGTCACTGGCACTGGCGCCCGGTATCGTCAGGTCATTGCCCAGTGCAATCGCCACGGCTTGCATCTGCGCCATTTGCGCAGACGTGGCGCCCGTCACGCTCTGGAAGATGCTCATGTTGGTCTGGAATGTCGCCGCGGCCGTGACTGCCGAGGTGCCAATCGCCAGAAGCGGCGCGGATATGCCGGCGGTGATGCGCGCACCAACGCCAACCATCGCATCACCGGCGCCCTGCACAGAGGCGCTGGCCGATGATAGCCCGCTGGTCAGGCCGGACACATCCGCCGATACCCTGACCAGCAAATCCCCGATGGTGTTACTCATTGTCGCGGCCTCGCCTTCTCTATGCCTTCCCAAACCCCCAACGTGCGCTGGAAGTCTGCCAAACTCAACTCATCAAACTGCTTGAACGTCCACCCGAACCGCTCACAGAACATGACCCGCCAGTAGTGCATTGGCATCGGTTCATCAAAGCGCAGCGCCAGATAGACGCTCAGACTCAGTTTTTTGAGAGGTTGCCCAGGTAATCCGTGACCGCCTTGCTCAACGCTCGATACTGCCCCAACGTGATCTTCCCGTAGGACGCCGGCTCTTTCGGGTCATGCACCAAATCCCACTTCACGACCAGCCTGGCCAGGAACGGCCGCGCATCGCGCAACCGGGCTTCGCGCTCAGCGTCTACCCAGTCGGCGAAATCATCCATCGTCAGGTCTTGAGCGCCGTCCAGCGTCACGCTGCCGATGCCATCAACCTCTACCGTTTTGCTCGTGTCTTTCGCCATGCAATCCTCAAGCTAACCCTTTGTTAGCACGCGGCTAGTATTTCACTTCCACGGGCGTAGCATTGCCCTGGAACGTTACCGTCAGCTTGACTACATCATCAAACGGGTACTCCGTTTCCAGCGATTCGATGAACCCGGTCATTGACCAACCTTGTTTCCCGCTCGCCGTTCCCTCTGGCGCCCAAATCAGCGTCCCATCGGTTGACGTGCCCAGTGCCCCGGTGAGCACACCCCACTCAACGGTGCCAGCCGTTCCGCCCTTCTTCAGCACCTCCAACTCAACCGAGGTGTCTCCGTAGGTCGGGATGTAACTGGCGTGTGCATCCGCACCGGCTGATTTCTCAGCCTTACCGAACTCACGCTTGACCGTCACCGTCTGATAGTCTGCGCTGAGCACGGTCGTGGTGTTGTACGTGATGACCATGTTCTTGCCAGTGTGTCTGTCTGCAACTGCCATCGTAGCCTCCTAGTAGACCGTATCGGACGGCGTGGCATTGCACTGGAACGTGATCGTCACCTTCACGATGTCATCAAACGGGTATTCCGTTTCCAGCGATTCGATGAACCCGGTTGCCGTGGTTTTTGGCTTGCCGCTGGCCGTTCCCTCTGGCGCCCAAATCAGCGTCCCATCGGTTGACGTGCCCAGTGCCCCGGTGAGCACACCCCACTCAGTGGTGCCCGCCGTCCCTGCCTTCTTCAGCACTTCCAACTCAACCGAGGTGTCTCCGTAGGTCGGGATGTAGCTGGCGTGGGTATCCGCGCCCGCCGTCTTCTCGGCCTTCCCGAACTCACGCTTGACCGTGACCGTCTGATAGTCGGCGCTGAGCACGGTCCCGTTGTACGTGATGTACATGTTCTTGCCAGTGTGTCTGTCTGCAACTGCCATCGTAACCTCCTATGCTGATGCCATTCTGATTCTGTATTCCCCCCCAGCATGGCCGAACGTATGCCCCGCTGGGTCAATCTCAAGGTATTGCAGGATTGATTCGCGCACGGTCCAGAAATTACCCCACCCCGTAACCGTCAGCGTCGTTCCGTGCAGCGCCGAGTCAATCTGGTCTGCGATCTGCCCCGCCTGGTAGGCCGTAGCCGCCACGGCTTTTACCTGATAGACCAGGTTGACCGATCTGGTAGGCGTTAGGTTTTCCTCTATCCCGCTGGCCAGGTTGATGACCACGCCCGGCAGCGCCTTATCCCGCGGTACGACGTTGAAATAGATCGCCGTGCCCCCAAGCGCAGAGATTAGCCCAGAAGCCCCAACCAGCGCGTTATAGATTGCCGTTCCTGCTGCGTTCAATGTCAGCCTCCACGCTGGCCAGCAAGGGCTGCCAGAACTGACCAACCACAACGTCCCATGCGTAATCCAACGCGCCCATACGCGCCGCCTGGGCCATCTGCATGGATTGGTCGTAATCGTTCAGCGCGTCGAACATCTGCTCATACGCTTCGGCCACGGCCCGCCAATCCGGGATCATCGCCCATGACCCCAGGGGCGTCCAAAACGGATACTGCTCCGTCACCAGCCGCCCGCCAAAACACAGCTCGCGCATCGCCGTGTTGTCACTGGTCACAACCGGTGTACCGCAGGCCTGCGCCTCGATCAGCGGAATACCAAAGCCCTCGCCCATGCTGGTCAGGCTCAGACAATCAAACGCCCGGTACAAATCAGCCATTGCCGGCTCTGGATAACCCAGCACGTACCGATACTGATCCGCGAACATCACGCTGCCATCGTTCAGGTTCAGACGCCGCAACAGGGCGTCAAAATCAATACCGCCATGCTCTGCAGATCGCAGCGTGTGAATGTACATCATGGCGTCAGGATGATTTTTCTTGAATTGCGCAAAGGCCAGCAGTTGTTCGGGATAGCACTTCCGGCTCGGATAGCCCTTGTTGGCCGCGACCATCCCAATGATGAACCGATCCTCTGGCAACCCCAACCGCCGCCTGGCCGCCGCTTTGTCACCTGGCTTGAACACATCAACGTCAACGCCGTGTGGCACGTAGCGCACATTGTCAACCCCTGCGGCGCGCAACTGTGCTTCTCCGAACTGAGCGTAGGGCAAGACCGTGTGTGCGCCCTCCAACCGTTCAAGAACCAGGTCAGGGACCGGCGTCTGGTCAATCGGCGTCCAGGGCATCCATTGCCATCCATGCTGGCGCGCCAGCTTGCCGTAATGCTCCGTGACCCACACATCCATCAGGCTGATATGCAGATCGGCCTTGAATGACTTCATGTGCGCGGGCAAAATATCCTCACCCCACGCCCGATGCCCCATTGGCAGAATCGGCGTGCCGTCGAGGTTGAGCGCACCACCCTGGAGGCCATAGTACGCAAAATAGGCAACCTCATGCCCTAACGCCTTCAGCCGCGGCACTAAATGCTTGCCCTGCACGCCATAGCCCGTCGTAGCCCACGGCGCATTGCACTGATACAGGATTCTCAACCCCACAACGCCTCCTACCCTATGATCTGCTCCATAGCCGTAATGAATGACGCCCGCACATGTTCGGC